TCTCCACCTGTAGAACCGACTTCAATTTCTTTCACTTTTCCGTCAGGCATAATGGCTTTTACAACAACTTTCACCTTCTTATCTTCTGCTCGTTTAAAAGATAGTTCTGCTTCTTCGATGTTTACTGCAAAATCGTAAAATCGCTCTTTGCCTATAACTTCACCTGGTGGATGAATGTGCAATACACCATCTTTTAAATAGATGTCTGCTCCGCATTCTTCTTGCACCTTCTTTAATACATCATAACCTGTAGCATCTCGAATGACAAACTTATCGTAAACCCATGTATAGCTACAATCAATTTTGTAGTTTTTGCCTATGCCTTTTACAACCTTTGAAAGCAAGTCACTAAGTGAAATCTTCTTGAGTTCTTCGTTTGGCAAATCCTTTCTAAATTGAAACAAATCATCTTCGCAAAAGAGTTTAATGCTTCCACCATCTGTTGAAATTCTCTGCAAATAGCCTTTAAATTCTTCTTTGATTCCAACTTCTTTATAGCCTATACTAACACTCACTTCATCTCCTCGTTTGATTTGTTCTTCTACCTCTAAAGCTTTATTTAATCTAGCTGCAGGAAGAACAAATTCACAAGTATCTGCAAGTAATTCTACACTTTTATGAATGGTGATGCTTTCGACCATTCCAAGATAGAATTCACCTATTTTTACTTCGAAGTCTAGTGTGTACATAGTTACAGGTTATTTATTTCGCAATCCGTTATATTCTTCACGACCTAAAAGCAGTTTATAATCGTTGTCCGAAACGGCTTTAATGCTATAGTTTTGGTTCTCTGTTCCACTGGTAAAAGGCAATTCCCATTCTTCAATGACGATGTGGTTTATTCCGAAAATCTCTAACAATGGTGAAAGGCATGATACAGATGCTGCTTCGCAATGTTTTCGCATTTTTGAAACATCTTGCTCTGGGTATTTTCCATCAGTAGAAATTAAAACACCTTCGATTGTTATTTCGTAATCGTCTTGCGCCCATCTTTCTTTAATGCTACCACGAACACTACCTTTGTTCACATTGCGCTTTTTAATGATGTTTTTGCCTGTAATACTAATCATAGGCTCGAAAGGAAGTAGCCATGACTTTGCGCCAGGTTCTTCTATACGAAGTTCAAGAGGCATTGTCATAGGGATGCCAAGTGCGTTGGTTCGCACCATATCCTCAAGTTCTTCATCACTTAAAGCTTTAATGCTATCGTAATCTTCGCTATCTACATTCGCAATACCAATCTCACGAAAAAGCCAGTATGGCGGCACTTTGCCTCCAATGATGCGAAGTGCAAGATTTTCAAGTACAAAGCGATGAGCTTTGTTATTTACCTTTAGTGGTAAACCTTTGTCTAAAATCTCTCTATACTCCATATTAGCCTCTATCTGTTGATGTCGCAATTGCTAGCGAACGATTAATACATTGTACAACTATTCTTTCAAGTTCTGCTGTGTCTGCTTTATCTGACATGTGAACAGTGATGGTGTCAAAGAATTTAGAAATATTCATGGTGATAGCGGTTGAACGCTTTCCACCTGTTGCAATTTCTTCTGCAGATTTACCATGTTTGCCCTTCTTCTTTTTGCCTTTACCTTTTTTGCCTTCACCGAAAACTACTTCGTTACTTGTTGTTTTGGCTGAACCTTTAGTTCCTGGCTCTGCTATCTCCGACTTGCTTTCAGCTTTCGCTTTGTCTTTTGCTCGCTCATTCTTTAGGTTCTTATTAAAATTAGCACCTATATTAGTTGCAGTATCATACGTTGAAATGTATGCTTTCTTAAAAGCATTATAACCGCTTATTTGCTTAATACCATCAGTGAATGAATCCGCAGCACCTTTGAAGTCTCCTTTAAACAACTTATAAAGTGACGTCGCAACGCTACCTAAGCCTTTTACCAAGTCGGTAATTCTATCAATTAAGAAGTCTTTTAAGATATTTCCAAACTGCTTAATTGTGTCCCACATTGTGATCAAGAAGGCACGAAAGCCTGCAAATTTTACCCAGGCATATCCTATCGCTGCTACAAGTGCCACAACTGCTGTAATCACTATTCCTATTGGGTTTACCGTCATTGCTGCGTTCAACGCCCATTGGACTGTAGTCCAAATAACCGTTGCAGCCTGGCAAAGTTTTGAGACAACCAAATAAGCTGCTAACGCTGCATTATAAACTTTCCACATGGTGAAGATTGCGAGCACCACACCACCAAGTATCGCTAATTCCGTTTTGAACTTCATCACAAACTTTATGCATGCGCCAAACGCCCTGAATACCATCTGTAATCCATTTGTGATAGTTGGAATAATGGCAGTAATCTGATCAACCAATTCACCAATAGGGCTATTAATGCCTTTTGAAAGCTCTTCTGCACTAGTTACAACTGTATCTTGAAGTGTTGAAAGCTTTCCTTCCAGGGTTTGGCTTTTAGCTTCCATCATGCCGTGGAACTTTCCACCTTCACCTGTTGCATGTGCAATTGCTTGTGCTACATTCTCTGCAGTGATTTGCCCTTTAGACATCATGTCTTTGAGGTCTGCAACAGACTTACCTGTCATCTCTGAAAGTTCATGAACTGGGTTAAATCCAGCGTTGATAAACTGCTGTAAATCTTGACCCATCAAGTAACCTGTAGATGAAACCTGACCCATTACAAGTGAAAGAGAAGCGAATCTATCTTTATTACCACCTGAAATATCGCCTAACTGCTTCATCAGTGGCAAAACTTTCTCGGTTGAAATACCAAAGTTAAGCATCTGTTGCGCCCCCTCGACGAGTTCCATTTTTCCGAATGGAGAATGGTTTGCAAAGTCGCCTATTTCTTTAAGCATTTCGCCTGCTTTTTTCTCGTCGCCTACAAGTGTTTTAAACGCTACAGCGGTGCTTTCTGCCTGTGCACCTAAGCGTGAAACAGCACCGATACCAGCACCGATGAGCGTTGTTGGATTCATTAAGAAAGCCATTCCAGGAATGCTCATCAAGCCAGACTTGAAAGAACTAAAATTAAATGTATCTTTGAGTGCGTTTTTCGCCTCTAAAGACTTTAATTTTATGCTATCAAGCTGATCCTTGCAAAGGCGAGCAGTCGCAAAAACATTACCTGGCGTTGCAGTGATCTTTATTAAAAATTTTAAAGCATTATCCGTTATTTTCTAGCTTTCTTATTTCACTTAGATTTTTTATTGTTTGCGCCCAAACTTCGTCGGGCATCTCGTTGGGTTCTATTGAAAGGTAATAGCGGAGAACGGTGTCCCAAAACAGGACGTCTACACCGTCTGAAGTATCGACTTCAGCATCTTCTAGAGCTTTTTTATTTCTGCTTCTTTCACCTCCAAGATGTCTTGCATCTTTTGAATTGCTGCTAAGAATAAAGAGTCATCCTCTTTAATTTCCTCATCGCCTGCAACCCATAAGGCATTCAGCATTACTTCGCTCATCTTGACTGGGTCTTTCACCGCTGAAGCATAAGATAAATCCTTACGAGTTGGACGATGCAAAATGCAACTCTTATCTTCTACTGTGATTTCGAAAAGCTCACCGTGTTTAGCTTTCCACTCTTTAACTTGCTCTTTAGTAAACTTCATCTTTTACGCTTGTTTTTTGTTTAAAAAAATGAATGGAATAGCCTTTTCAAGGTTCTTATCTCCTTGCTTCCATTCTGTATTATCTTCTGTGAACTCAACTCCAATAAGGATGTCGGTTGTCATGGCATCACCTTTCGAAGGATCACCATAAGCAACCACGATATCTAACGAGGTGTCCAAAATATCACCTTTAGCAGCTTCACGCAGTGCCAAATACTCACTTTGCACAAGGCTAATTTCACCGCTGTAATCATAATTACCACGCTGTACAGAGTGAGGTTTATTACCTTTTGCGTGAAGCAATTCCTTTTCACGCTTAATGTTGTATTTAATACCTCTTAAGCCAGTGATATTGCGTCCGCCCATTACTACGGTAATATCCGCCCATTCGTATTCTCTAGAATTAAACATATCTTTTTAAGTTTTATAGCAAGGTAGAACTTAATCTACCTTGCATTATTTTACTTTTGACCTTTAGATTTGCCACTCTCTTCAACCAAGAAGCCTAGATTCACGTCGACAAAGCGTGAATAACCAAATGGTCTAACCTTGATAGTTACATTGATTTTGCTAGTCGCAAGAACATTCTGCGAAGCATCAATGAAAGCTTTGCAACCTTCTCCTGCTTCTGTTGCAGAGAGTTCACCTGCTGCAGTCATTGCACGATTGATGGCGTTTTCGATTTCTTGTTGCCAAGCCATCACAACGCCTTGATGTAATGTGCCATTTTCATTCACAGTGAGCTCATCTAACATGAAGTTAAGAAGAGCGTTGTACGCAATGCGATAAGCTTTATCAATGGTTCTTCGAGCAGTTAAGTGCGAGTAGTCGTCGGTTTGCTCGCAAGCCATCTGATCATCGACAAAGTAGTATCCGCTTTTGCCTACATACTTTCTTGGAGTGATGTAGCCTGCATCATACAAATCAGAAACAAGACCGAATGATTCTTCTACAGTGTTTTCACCTAAGAACATCTCAAGAGGAAACAAAGAACCATCTTTCACACGTCCAACGTTACGTTGAACAGGGATAATTGCTAGCTTTCCTGCAAGAGTTCCAATGGCAGCACCTTCTGAAGATTTAATGGTATCACCAATAAGAACTGCTACACGATTGTACTTCTCTTTGCGCAAAGATTTAGGCGTTGTACCTTTAAATCCACGACCTTCAAGAACTACGAAAAGAGGTGCAAAAAGACTCTCGGTTGCCCACTCCGCAAGTTGTTGCGCTTTTGGTAAAGCTGTAAAAACATCTTCATCAAGTCCTTGCGTTGTGGCAGTTGCTTCTCGACCATCACCTGCTACAAAGATGCCACGAAGAGCACCATTTTCAGAGGTGATCAACTCTCTAATTACACCGCTTTCTTTATCGCAAAGCTCGGTGAATGTCTTTGTTTTGTCCACGCCAAAGACAATAACCTTTGTACCTTCTGGCACTTCATTATAGAAGTCTTCAACATGCTTAAATAATCGTGGATTATTTTCAGCGGTAACACCTAACTTTTTCAAATCACCTAGCGAATGAATGCTATATGAAGTGTCAAGTTTGAAAGTTTCTGCAACTGCTACAGCTGCGCAAACGAGGGCAAATAAGCCGTCGGGTGAGTCCCCGACGATGCCTAATTGACCATTAAGAAGTTGGATTTTAATTCTTGGTAACATATTCGCTCCTCCTTTTATTTAGATGCTTCAGCTAGCAAGTAAATACCTTTCTTGTCGTAACGACGAACAGAACCACCAGTGCGAAGCAAGAATGAATAGATGT